AAGGTTCGGGCAACAGGGCGCAGATAATAAGCCACCAAGAAAGAACGAAAGCGAAGCTGATAAGGCAAAGCGCAGGTCATTTAAAGCGCGATTCGCTAAAGACATTGAGAAAGGTCGCAAAGACAAAACCGCATCGGCGGCATACTGGGCAGATAAGGTGAAGTGGTAATGGCATTTTCTAACGATGGCGACCTGATGGAAATGGTGCCAGATATTCTAAATCTGGGCATTGATTCTTTTGGCGAAGAACACGCAAGAGCGCAAGCAGACATTGAGCGCAAGATACGCGCCGACTGGTGGGACAAGCGCGGCTATAGCGGTGAGCTAGTACCTAGCAAGCTAACAGACAGCCAGTGGACTCGATGCAGTGTTTACCTTGTACTCTGGAAGTACGCTCTGCCTAAGCTAACTAACTGGGTAGATAATGACCGATTTCTTGGCATGATTGATTTCTACAAGTCTCGCTACGGCGAAGAGATAGAAGCAGTGTTCCGCGATGGCGTTGACTATGACGCTGATGGTGATGGAACTGTAACGGATAAAGAGAAAGAGCCTATCAACTCAGGCAGGCTAGTTCGCTAATGAATATCAATATACAGCCGCGAGGGTTTAGGACTGCAAGCGCAGCACTGCGCAGAAACCCTAGAGAGCTTAGAAAGCTACAGAAGCGCGGCTTGCAACGAATAGCGTTGATTGGTATTAACATTATTCAGGACAGGACGGCTGAAGGGCAGGGCTACAAGGACGGAGCGTTTAAGCCCTACAGTGAAAGCTATGCCGCGTTTAGGGCTAAGGAAGGAAGGACGCTAACCCCGAACCTTACCATGTCCGGCAATATGATGGCGGCTATGACAAGCAAGGCTAATCACAAGCAAGCCGAAATATTCTTTCGGGGCGCAGAGGAGTCTAGCAAGGCTGCATACAATAATCAGACCAGACCCTTTTTCGGGTTTAGTCGCGACGAAGAACAAAGATTGCTTAGAGCTTTTGAAAGGTTTATCCGATGAGCGTTAGAGAAAGTATTGCAAACAATATAGTCGATACCTTGCGCGACAGTGTTATACAGCCTGTTCGCGTTAAGTACGTCACCCGCGAGCCGTTTGATTTTACCAAACTGTCTAACGCGCAGTTTCCAGCCGTACTGGTTAGAACTGCTAGTGAGGATAGAGAGGACAGCTCAATAGCTGGCTCTATGGGTAAGCGCATGGCAAGTATTGAATATGAGCTAGTGTGCTTTGTTAAATCGGGTATTATTGACCAAGCTAGAAACAACATAATTGAAGCCGTTGAAGAAGGGCTTGAACAAGACCGCACGAGAGGCGGGTTTGCGCTGGATACCCAGCTAACTAACATTGAAGTCGATGAGGGTTCTATTGACCCTGTCGGCGGTGTAATTTTAACCGTCCGCGTTGTATACGAATACACTCGCGGCACAACTTAAATAGAAAGGTGATTTAAAATGGCTACACATACAGGCTCAACAGGCGTAGTGAAATTAGCAGCTTCGGCGGGTTCTGAAGCTGTTGTTGGTGAGGTGCGCTCTTACACTATCGAAACCAGTGCTGACACTATCGAAGATAGCATCATGGGTGACACTGCCCGCACATACAAAGCAGGTCTTGAAGCTAGTACGCTTTCTCTAGAATGCTACTGGGACGACACAGACGCACAACAGCTTGCACTAGATGCCCGCGCTGCCATCTTCTTTGAAATCTATCCTACAGGCACTGGCACTGGTGAGAAATACTACACCGGCTCAGGTAATGTTACATCTAAGTCAATCACTGCTGCTTTTGATGGTATGGTAGAAGCTACTTTCGCTATTCAGGTTAGCGGAGCAGTTGTTGAAGCAACAGCATAACCCCACTACGACAGGAGAAATCAAATGGGATTAGCAAAAGAACTTAGAAACAGACGCACCGTTAAAGCTACTAAAGTATCGGTGCAGGGCTGGGCAGATGAAAAGGGTAAGCCCTTTGTTATGTACTGCAAGCCCATTACCTGCTACGACATCAACGAGCTGCAAAAGAAGCATAAGACAATATTGGAAGCACCTACTATTGCTGCCATGGTCGATATGGTTGTTTTAAAAGCTGAAGATGAAGCGGGAGACAAGCTGTTTACCAGTGCCGAGGATAGAATTGATTTGATGGGCGAGCAGACTGATATTATCAGTGACATTGCCAACCAGATGTTTGCATCTATCGTCGACGTTGAGGCTGCTGAAAAAAACTAAGAGCCTCTCACCTTCGCATGAATATGATTGCGTTGGCTGAGAGGTTGCACCTAACCATAGCAGAAGCAGAGCAGATGAGCCTCTCAGAAGTTAATGAGTGGTTCGCCTACTTCCAAATAGCGAGCGAGCAGAATGGCACTACAGACTAGAATAATCATTAAGGCAACAGCTACCAAAGCCATGAAAACCATGTTGGCTTTTGGCGGCGTTTTAAAGAAGATTACTTTTAGTGTGTTCTCGATGCGTTCTGCCTTGGTTGCTCTTGGCGGTGCTGCTGGCTTCGGCTACATGGTTAAAAGCTCATTAAATGCTACAGACTCGCTGGCAAAGACTGCGGCAAAAATTGGCACAACTACTGACGCGCTTTCTAAGCTTCAATATGCTGCAAGTATTACAGGCGTTGAGCAAAACACCCTAAACATGGCTATGCAGCGATTTACACGCAGAACTGCGGAAGCGGCTAAGGGAACAGGCGAGGCTAAGGGTGCGATTAAAGAGCTTGGACTAGATGCCACAAAACTGCAAAAATTACCGCTAGACCAAAAAATGATGGTGCTGGCAGATGCTTTTGGCAACGTAGACAGTAAGGCAGATAAGCTCAGAATTGCGTTTAAGCTGTTTGACAGTGAAGGTGCTGCGCTTGTTAATACCTTAGCTCTTGGCGCAGATGGGATGAGCCAGCTTTTCGACAAAGCAGACTTGCTGGGAATAGTAATGTCTCAAGATGCAGCTACAGGGGCAGAAGCTGCTAATGATGCGCTTTCAGATCTGTTCTCAGTAGCTAGAGGATTAAAAGACCAATTCTCAGCGGCACTTGCACCAGCTATTACTAAGGCTGTTAATACATTTACCAACTTCATTATTAGAAGTGCTGACGCTAGTGGCGGCATTCAAAAATTAGCGCAAACATTGGCTGTTGACTTCTTGAATGGTTTAAAGGCTGCACTAGGTGCTTTAGATAGGTTCGCCACAGGCTTAGATACAGTAATTGCCAAAGCTCACAAATTCTTTACAGAGTTTGAAACCCGCGCACTGCAAAAAGAAATGAAGGACGTAGCCGCGGAAATGGGTAGGCTTGGTCTTCAGGTTAAGCATTTAGAAGATGGCGGTATTCCGAGCGTTTGGCAGTACATAACGGACGGGGGGCTAAAAGCGCAAAAAGGCGACATTCAAGACCTTGGCGCAAAATATGTGCAACTTTTCCAGCAGCTACAAGCAGCGCAAAATGGTACTGAAGATTTTGGTACAAGCCTTGGCGATATTATTGACATGGAAGGCGTTAATAGTTTCTTTGCGGATATAACCGCAGATATCGGAAATATGGGCAAAACTGCACCTGCGGTCTTAACTGATTTAGTAGATACAACAACTCTCCTTGAACAGTCATTTGACACCGCGAAAGCCAGTTTCAAGGATTGGGGTGATTCTCTGCCCTCAATGCAAGACAACATTAAAAGCCTTACTACACAAGGCTTAGACGGTTTAACTGATGCACTTACTGCAGGTGTAACTGGCGCGGCTAACTTTAAAGACGCTATGCGGGATATGTCTAAAAGTGTGGTAGACAGCTTAATAAAAATGGTTATTCAAAAATATGTTGTAGATGCTGCGTTCGGCGCTCTTGTTGGTTGGATTGATGGTTTGGGCGGCGGCACGACCCCAGTTGCAGGTTCTATGAGTACAATGAACAATCAATCAGTGACAGGTGGCGGCTTTGGTAATGCAAGCTCTGGTCTTTTCGGCAAAAAAGCTATCGGCGGTTCTGTTCAGGCTGGTCAACCCTATATGGTTGGTGAGCGTGGGCAAGAGATGTTTGTACCTAACCAGTCAGGCTCTATAATACCTAACAACCGTATGGGCGGCGGCGGTGTTGTTGTCAATCAAACTATCAATATATCAACTGGCGTAGCTCAGACTGTACGCGCAGAAATTTCAGGCCTAATGCCACAAATTACAGAGCAAACTAAAAACGCTGTTGTAGAAGCTAGAGCACGCGGCGGCACATTCTCTAACGCTTTAATGGGGGGCTAAATGTCTCTAACTTTTCCGCTTGATTTTCCGGCTGTTGGAATACAGAGCATTGATATGCGGTTTAGACAGTCAGCGGCTGTATCTGAATCGCCCTTTTCTTTTGACCAGCAAGTGCATACTTTTACAGGTGCGCG